CCCACTAGCATACTCACTCACTAACTGTCCAGAAACTACAGTGATCAGATCAGCCTATACAGTCACGCCCCAGCCTGTGGATAACTCTGTGGATAAGCTGTGGATGACTCTGGAGCCTATCCTGGTCACGGTAGCCTGTGGATATCCTGTGGATAACTTTTTAGGGGACGGGGGAGGGGGCCAGCGTCGCAGGATTGTTACTGTACCCGCCCAGATACAAAAAAGAGGTAAAATAGGCTATTAAAACAAGGGTGCTTATAGCTATAGGCTATATAGCTAAGTAGTTGATAATAAAGGAATAAAAAAGCCACTGCGGAGACGCTGTTATTAACCAGAATCCGCCTATAAAGGAACTGTGGTGTGTTAACCTAGTAACTATTATAACAATAACAGTAAATAATGCTTGACTTCTGCTCAGAAATATGCTATACTAACTATATAGTTCATTAAAGAGTGTTTAAGTTGTTAATGTTATATAGCTTTAACGCTTTAAAGCAACAGAGCGTTAAAGCTTTAAAGCATTAGAGACGTTAAAGAGGAATTTAAGATCAAATAATTATTATTCTTAGCCTTACAATGTCTTTAATGCTTTAAAGCTTTAAAGTCTCTAGTGCTTTAAAGCAATAAAGCGTTAGCGACTATACAGTCTACATAGTATCTCTATAGAGGCAATTCTATGACTGAGAAGAAGAAGATAGGAAGACCTAAGAAGGCGAAGGTGCAGAGTGTTACCAAGGGACAGCGCAGAGGCGTTGGTAGACCTAAAGGTGATGCAGCCATCATCAACGAGTATAAAGCAAGAATGTTAGCATCGCCTAAGAGTAAGAAGGTGTTAGATTCTATAATGAATGCTGCGTTAGACGATGAGCATAAGAACCAGGCAGCGGCTTGGAAGATTTGTATGGATAGGTTATTACCTGTCAGCTATTTTGAAAAGGATAAGGTTAATGGAGGCAAGAGTGCCATTAACATCTCCATTACTGGCGTTGGTGGCGAGACCACCGTCATAAGCGGTAATGAAGAACCCATAGAAGGGGAATACACAGATGTATAATATCAATGAAGACTTAGACTATTTTACTAGGGAAGAGTTTGCTTGTCAGTACACTGGCGAGAATGAGATTAGTGACAGGCTGTTGCTGAAGTTAGATTTGTTACGCGCACGTTGTGGGTTCCCCTTTGTTATCACGAGTGGTTATCGTTCTGAAGACCACCCCATTGAAGCAAAGAAGGAGAAAGCAGGAACTCATGCCCAAGGTATTGCAGCAGATATCAAAGTCAACAGCGGTGTACAACGGTTTAGGATTGTTCAAGAGGCTATCTCGATGGGCTTTTCAGGAATTGGAGTTGCTAGTAGCTTTGTGCATGTTGACATCCGCGACCTTGACGGTAATGAATCTCCTGTAATGTGGACGTACTAGCTTGACTGATTTAAAGGTTGAGCTGTTACCGTGGCAGCAAGAGGTCTACAACGACCCTACACGCTTTAAAGTGATAGCTGCTGGTAGACGTACAGGTAAGAGTAGGTTAGCTGCGTGGTCGCTAATACTCAACTGCTTGTCAGCCACGAAAGGTCAGGTGTTCTACGTTGCCCCTACACAGGGACAGGCTAGGGACATTATGTGGCAGATGTTACTGGAGCTAGGCCATAGCGTTATAGCGTCAAGTCATGTCAACAACCTACAGATTAAGTTTATCAACGGTGCGTTGCTGACGTTGAAGGGTGCTGATAGACCTGAGACTATGCGTGGTGTTAGCTTGAAGTTCTTGGTTATGGACGAATACGCTGACATGAAGCCAGAGGTGTGGGAGCAAATCCTACGCCCTGCTCTTGCGGATCAGAAGGGTTCTGCGATGTTCATTGGTACGCCAATGGGACGTAACCACTTCTATGACTTATACCAATACGCTAGTGTATCTGAGGACGACACGTTTAAAGGTTATCACTACACTAGCTTTGACAACCCGTTGCTAGACCCTAAAGAAATTGAAGCTGCTGAGAAGAGTATGTCAGCCTTCTCATTCCGACAGGAGTTCATGGCAAGCTTTGAGGCCCACGGTAGTGAACTCTTTAAAGAAGATGATGTTAAGTTTAGCGAGGAAGAGCCTTCTGACGGTGAGTATTATATTGCCGTGGATTTGGCTGGATTTGCAGACGTTCAAAAAGTCACTACCAAAACTAAAAGACTTGATCAGACAAGCATTGCTGTGGTTAAGGCTGGGCCTTCTGGTTGGTGGGTTAGTAATATCATACATGGGCGCTGGGGCGTTGAAGAGACCGCCAGACGTATCTTCCAAGCGGTACGAGACTATCAACCAGTTGCGGTTGGAATTGAAAAGGGAGCGTTAAAGAACGCTGTTGCCCCTTACTTGAACGACCAGATGAAAAGCAACCAACGCTTCTTCCGCATAGAAGAACTAACCCACGGTAACAAGAAAAAGACAGATAGAATCGTGTGGGCGTTGCAAGGACGCTTTGAACACGGCAACATTACATTAAACAAGGGTAAGTGGAATACTCAGTTCCTAGACGAGTTGTTTCAGTTCCCTAATCCATTAGTCCATGATGACTTGATAGACTCCTTAGCGTACATAGACCAGTTAGCCAAAGTCTCGTATGCTTATGACTATGAAGATGAGGACTACGAATTCTTAGATAAATACGCAGGTTACTAACTATGGAACTAGAAGGCGCAGACAACTTTACCCTGGAGCAGGACATTGAAGGCTGGGTAATGGACAAGTGTGACAACTGGCGAGATCATTACGAAGCCAACTACTCCGACAAATTTGAAGAATACTATCGCCTATGGCGTGGTCACTGGTCAGCACAAGACCAGACCCGTCAGTCAGAGCGATCTAAGATTATATCTCCTGCGCTACAGCAGGCTGTGGAGTCCTCAGTTGCAGAACTAGAGGAAGCCACCTTTGGTCGTGGTAAGTGGTTTGACATTAAAGATGATGTCAGAGATCAGAACCCTGCCGACATTGCAGCCTTGCGTGGTTACTTGGAAGAAGACTTTGCAAAGAACAGAGTCCGTAAGAACGTAGCTGAGTGTCTAATTAACGCAGCAGTGTTTGGTACAGGCATTGCAGAAGTTGTAATAGAAGAAGAAAAAGAAATGGCTCCTGCTACACAGCCTGTTATGGGCGGTGAGCTACAAGCAGTAGGTGTTACTATCAAGGATCGCACTTGTGTTAAGCTGCGTCCTGTCATGCCACAGAACTTCCTGATTGACCCAGTAGCAACAGACATTGACTCTGCACTGGGCTGTGCTGTAGACGAGTATGTGTCTAGCCACTTGGTTGAGCAGCTACAAGAGAAGGGTGTGTATCGTGACGTACAGCTTGCAGAAGCTACTAGCGACTTTAACCTAGAGCCTGACCAAGACCTCACTAGCTTTTCAGAGGACAAGATTAGACTGACTAAATACTACGGCCTTGTTCCTACGCACTTGCTCAAAGAAGCTATGGCAGATGACGATGCAGAGGAAGAGGTAGTAGAGTTTGACAGCGAAGAAGAAGAAACCTACTACGTTGAGGCAATGGTTGTTATTGCTAACGGTGGTATTCTACTCAAGGCTGAGAAGAACCCATACATGATGCAGGATCGTCCTGTTGTCGCATTCCCTTGGGATGTCGTTCCTAGCCGCTTTTGGGGCAGAGGAGTATGTGAGAAAGGGTATAACAGCCAAAAGGCGTTAGACACAGAACTACGCGCTAGAATCGACGCTCTTGCCCTAACCATCCACCCAATGATGGCTATGGACGCTTCTCGTATGCCTAGAGGCGCTAAACCAAGCATACAGCCAGGAAAGACCATCTTAACCAATGGTAACCCTGCTGAGATTCTACAGCCCTTTAACTTTGGTAACGTAAGTCAGATTACATTTGCACAGGCACAGTCTCTACAGACCATGGTGCAAACTGCCACAGGTGCTATTGACTCAGCAGGCATTGCTGGTTCTATCAATGGCGAGTCTACTGCTGCTGGTGTCTCTATGTCACTAGGTGCTATCATCAAGCGACACAAGCGTACCCTGATCAACTTCCAAGACTCTTTCCTGATTCCGTTTGTACAGAAGGCGGCGTGGCGTTACATGCAGTTTGAGCCTGAGCTATACCCAGTAGCTGATTACAAGTTCCACACTTCTAGCTCACTAGGCATCATTGCCCGTGAGTACGAGGTAACACAGCTTGTGCAGTTGTTGCAAACTATGTCACCTGATCAGCCTATGTATCCTAAGCTGGTAACATCTATCATTGACAACATGAACCTGTCTAATCGTGAAGAGTTGATTGCTACGCTTGAGCAAGCTAACCAGCCTAACCCAGAAGCACAGCAGGCAGCACAGGCAGCACAGCAAGCTCAGTTGGCATTCCAAGCGTCACAGACTGCTGCACTACAAGGACAGGCGCAAGAGTCACAAGCTAGAGCGCAGAAGCTGGTTGTTGAAGCACAGGCAATACCAGAGGAGCTTCAGATTGATCGCATCAAAGCAGCCACTACTAACATTAAAGCTGGTGACGCAGATGACAAAGAGTTTGAGAAGCGTTTAAAGATTTCAGAGCAGTTGATTAAAGAAAGAGAAGTAGCAGTAAAAGAGGGCAATGTTGCTAGTCAGGCAGCTCCTCCACAACCACAAGGACTACAGTAATGGTAAGCACCAGGGATTTAGAGAACGTAGTAGCTCAAGTAAATGTAAAGTTTGAGGAACTATTTAAGAAGATTGTACAGCTTGAGAAACAAATAGCTGATAATACAGGAGCAGAAAAGAATGCCAGTAAAAAAAGATCCAAGACTAGCTAGGGCAGGTGTAAGTGGTTATAACAAGCCCAAGCGTACCCCTAACCATCCAAAGAAAAGCCATGTTGTTGTGGCGAAGGAAGGTGACAAAGTTAAGACCATTAGGTTTGGAGAACAGGGGGCAAGCACAGCAGGGAAACCCAAAGCGGGTGAATCTGCTCGTATGAAAGCTAAACGTGCCAGCTTTAAAGCACGACACGGCAAGAACATAGCAAAAGGCAAGATGTCAGCAGCTTTCTGGGCTGATAAAACTAAGTGGTAATAACAGGAGGCTATTATGCCATACGGTAAAGGTACATACGGTAGTAAAGTAGGTCGTCCACCTAAGAAGAAGAAGGCAGCACCTAAGAAGAAGCCAGTTAAAAAAGGTAAGTGATATGCCAGCCAAGAAGTCTACAGTAAATAAAGCAGGAAACTACACTAAGCCCACTATGCGGAAGAACTTGTTTAACAAGATTAAAGCAGGCACTAAAGGTGGTAACGCTGGTCAATGGTCTGCTAGGAAAGCTCAGATGTTAGCCAAGGAGTACAAGGCAAAAGGCGGAGGCTATAAGTAATGGCGCTAAAAGAATCACAGAAAAGCCTAAAGAAGTGGACTAAGCAGAAGTGGCGTACACCCTCTGGTAAGCCTAGCGGTAAGACTGGAGAAGTCTACGCGCCTTCTAAGACAATCAGCAAGCTGAAGTCCACAGCAGCAGGGAAGAAGAAACTAGCGTCTGCTAACGCAAAGAAGAGAGCAGCAACTTCTAAGGGCAAGCAACACGCCAAACATGGCCTACATAAAGGCAAGAAACGATGAAGGGCCAGACCCACGGTGGCAAAGGAAGCACCCAGCGCAAGACAGACTCAAAGAAGTTTGCAGCTAATTGGGATGCCATATACAACAAAACTACTAAGAAGTCAAGTAAAAATACAAATAAAGCTTGACTTTCTTATACTTTTATGTTATACTAACTGTGTAACTATAACTAATTCAACTGTCCTTATAGGAGAAACAGTGTGATTGACCCTAAACTAGAACTATATTACCGCAACATGAAAGATTTATTCCGTTCAGAAGGATGGAAACAGTTGCTAGATGACTTATCCTCTAATGCGGTAATGATTAACTCAGTAGAAGTAACTAAAGATTTAGAAGACCTGCACTTCCGTAAAGGCCAACTCTCAGTCATAGCGAACATACTAAATTTAGAAGCTCAGATTGACACAGCAGAGCAGCAACAACTAGAAGACGTAGAAGAAGCAGCATAATGCGTATTATGGTTGAGTTTAAGTGTGAGGACGGACACATTAACGAAAGACTTGTTGATTCCGAATGTACACATATACCCTGTTTAGCCTGTGGCAAAATAGCTAACAGAATTGTAAGCGCAGTGCGTTCCAAGTTAGACCCTATCTCTGGCGATTTTATGGGTGCTACCAGACAGTGGGAGAGGAACAGAGCACAAAAGCTACAACAAGAGCGCAAGGCCAACTCCTAACCGAAGCCCTGCATAATACACCTCCATAATGAGAATACTCACGGAGTTTAATAATGGCAACACTTATAGACGAGCGTCAAGACGAAGTAGAAATCAACGAAGAAGAAGTAGTAAGTCAAGTGACTGAGGAACCTCAAGTAGAGGAGACTCCTCAAGAAGATGACATCCCTGACAAGTACAAAGGAAAGTCAACGGCTGAGATTGTACGGATGCACCAGGAGGCTGAGAAGTTACTAGGCCGACAGAGCAGTGAAGTAGGGGAACTACGGTCTGTTGTTGATAGCTACATTCAGACACAACTCGACACAACACCAGCAACCCAAGAACCTGAAGAAGAAATAGACTTTTTCTCTGATCCCGACAAGGCTGTCGAGAGAGCGATTAAGAATCATCCTTCAATCAAAGCTGCTGAACAACAAACACAGCAGTACAAGCAGCAGACAGCGCAGTCTCAATTGCAACAACGTCATCCCGACATGCAAGAGATTCTGCAAGATGGTAAGTTTGTTGATTGGATTAAAGGATCAAAGATTCGTACTCAACTCTTTGCACAAGCGGATACACAGTATGACTACGAAGCTGCTGACGAGCTTTTCACTAATTGGAAGGAACGTCAAGGTGTAGTAGCCCAGACTGTAGCTAACGAGAAAGCAAGCAGGAAAGAAGCTGTCAAGACTGCCTCAACAGGTGGTGCAAAAGGAAGTGGCGAGACAGCAACTAAGAAAGTCTATAGACGCTCAGACATTATTAAACTAATGCAAACTGACCCTGATAGGTATTTAGCTTTATCTCCAGAAATTGAGAGGGCTTATGCTGAAAAGAGGGTTAGATAACTAATCTCTTATAGGAAGTATTATCATGGCTACATCAGTATATCCCAATATGGGCGGAGCAGTAGACAACACTAGCGCAGCTACTTTTATCCCAGAAATCTGGAGTGACGAAGTAATTGCTGCATACAAGAGCAATCTTGTAATGGCTAACCTCGTTAAGAAAATGAGCATGACTGGTAAGAAAGGTGACACCATTCACGTTCCTAAGCCTACCCGTGGTTCAGCTAACGCTAAAGTTGCAGAGACTGCCGTAACTATCCAGAACTCTGTTGAGTCAGAAGTTCTGATTAACATCAACAAGCACTTTGAATTTTCTCGTCTTATCGAAGACATCACCGAAGTACAGGCTCTCGCTTCACTGCGTCAGTTCTATACTGGTGACGCTGGCTACGGTCTGGCCAAGCAGGTTGACAACGATCTGTTTGCTCTGGCTAAGTCTTTCGGTAACGGTGATGGTTCTAGCTATGTAAACTCTGCTTCTTTCCAGATCAACACCACTAGTGGCCTTTTGGAAGCATTTGATGCTGATGGCGCTGCTGACGTTGGTAACTTCTCTGATGATGTGTTTCGTGCATTGATTCAGAAAATGGATGATGCAGACGTTCCTATGGACGGTCGTAGCTTTATCGTACCACCTTCACTGCGTAACGCTATCATGGGTATTGATCGTTATACCTCTACTGATTTCGTAAACGGCAAGAGCGTAGAGACTGGTAAGATTGGTAACCTGTACGGTGTTGACATTTTTGTCTCTAGCAACGTACCTGTTATTGACACTACTGGTGGTGCTTCTATCCGTGGCGCTCAGTTGATCCACAAGGACACCAACGTCCTTGCAGAGCAACAAGCTGTACGTTCACAGACTCAGTACAAGCAGGAGTTCCTTGGAACTTTGTACACTGCTGATACTCTGTACGGTGTTCAGGTTATGCGTCCAGAAGCAGGCTTCACCTTAGCTGTTAAGTAAACCGCAGTATTTGGGGGATTCTTAGGAGTCCCCCTTTCTTTTACTCCCCTTTTCTTTTGTTTTCGTAGGAGCTACAATGGCTATATTTAGAGGTGACGGTGGTGCTGGCGACAGTAACAATGACGCTACACTATTAGCTGTTACACAACAAGCTGTCATAGCTACTACGAAAGCAAGTGATGCAGCCGCTAGTGCTGTTGATGCGGCTAACTCTGCAACCACAGCATCTACCAAAGCAACCCAAGCAGCTACATCTGCAACTGATGCGGCTAACAGTGCCACAGGTGTTGCAAGCTACGCAACAGCAGCAGCTAACTCAGCAACTGCCGCAGCAACATCAGAGACTAACGCAGCTACTAGCGCCACAGCATCTGCTACAAGTGCTACAGCAGCCAGTGCCTCTGAAACAGCCGCAGGAACCTCTGAGAGCAACGCAAGCACCAGTGCTACCACAGCTACTACTAAAGCAGCAGAAGCCGCTACAAGCGCAACCAGTGCGTCTACGAGTGCTTCTACGGCAACAACCAAGGCATCAGAGGCATCTACTAGCGCGTCTAACGCTTCTACCTCTGAAAGCAACGCTGCTACTTCAGCTTCTGGTGCAACAACATCAGCTACTAATGCTGCTAGTTCAGCCACAGCTTCTGCTGGTTCTGCAAGTGGTGCAGCGACATCAGCCACTAACGCAAGCAACAGCGCCAGTGCAGCTAGTACATCAGAGACTAATGCTGCTAGTTCAGCCACAGCAGCGGCTACGTCTGCTACTAACTCTGCTACGAGTGCTACAGCATCAGCAGGGTCAGCTACAACAGCTACCACTAAAGCTGGTGAAGCAAGCACCAGTGCGACAGCAGCAGCTTCCAGCGCATCTACAGCGTCTACCCAGGCAAGCAATGCAGCCTCTAGCGCCAGTGCAGCAAGTGCTTCAGAGACTAACGCTGACAACTCAGAGACAGCAGCAGCTACTTCTGCAACCAACGCAGCCTCTAGTGCTACAGCAGCAGCCAGCAGTGCTACAGCAGCAGCGACTAGCGCCTCTAATGCAGCTAGTACATTAGCATCAGCGGCACTGAAGGCTAACAACCTATCTGACTTGGCTAACGCAGGCACAGCTAGGACTAACTTAGGCTTAGGCACAGCAGCTACTACAGCGGCTACAGACTATGCCACAGCAGCGCAGGGTGCATTGGCTGCGTCAGCTTTACAATCTAATTCAACTTTAAACGCAAGCAACATGACTACTGGTACGCTTGATGGCGGGACTTACTAAAGGTATATAAACATGGCAACAAAAATTGTAACTAAGAACAGCTCAACCGCTTCAGCAGTTCCTACAGCAAGTGATCTTGTACAGGGTGAACTGGCGGTCAACGTGGCTGATAAAAAACTATTTACTGAAGATAATTCTGGCGCTATCATTGAATTAGCAGACGGAGTTAAACTAGCAGGCATAGAGGCCAGTGCAGACGTTACAGACACAACTAACGTCACAGCCGCTGGTGCTTTGATGGACAGCGAGTTGACTAGCATTGCATCTGTCAAGGCATTGAATCAAGGCGTAGCCACTACAGACAGCCCTGCCTTTGCTGGCCTTACTGTAGACACCAACACCCTAGCGGTTGACTCCACAAACAATCTCGTGGGCATAGGGACTACATCGCCAGCATCTAACCTGCACGTTAATAGTGCTACTACTGTTGCTGGATTACAGATAACAAATTCTGAGACTGGGAGCGCAGAAACAGATGGCTTCCATATAACTGTAGGCGCGGGGGGTTTTACCACTTTTAATAATAAAGAATCATCAGGTATGGCTTTTAGCATTGATGGTTCTGAGGCGGGACGCTTTACGGGTAGTGGACACTGGTGTGTTGGGCGGCAAAGTACAGGTGCAAGTGCTGAAGAAAGCGGGGTTGTCCTACTAGACTATGGCCTTATGATTACAGCTAAAGACGGAACCTCTAATCAAACGCATATAAACTTTGTCAATAATGCCGCTGTAGCCGCCACTGTTGTTGGAACAATTAAGACAAATGGTTCGGCAACTTCTTATAATACTTCTTCAGACTATCGCCTTAAAACTGACGCACAGGCAATGACAGGTGCGACAGATAGATTAAAAGCATTAAAGCCAGTTAACTTTGAGTGGATTTCTGATGGTACGCGTGTTGATGGTTTTATCGCTCACCAAGTTGCAGATGTTGTTCCAGAGGCTATTTCTGGAGACAAAGATGCAGTAGATGAAGACGGCAATCCAGACTATCAAGGCATCGACCAGAGCAAGCTAGTGCCTTTACTCGTGGCTACTATACAAGAACTAGAAGCGCGTATAACTCAATTAGAGAATAGCTAATGATTGATCCCGTCACAGCCATCAGCATAGCCACTAACGCGTTTGGTACTATCAAGCGCATGGTTGCTGCTGGTCGTGAAGTAGAGGACACACTAGGACAGATAGGGCGCTGGTATGGCGCTGTAAGTGATTTAAATGAATGTAAACGCAGAGCAGAAAACCCACCCTTGTTTAAAAAGATTGTTGCGTCACAATCTGTTGAGCAAGAAGCAATGCAGGTATATGCTCATCAAAAGAAAATACAACAGCAAGAGAAAGAACTTAGAGAACTCCTGATGTACACCTATGGTGCAACAGGCTACAAAGAGTTAGTAGAGTTGCGTAGGAAAATTAAAGAGCAACGAGAGAAGACCGTATACGCGCAGGAGCGCAAACGTAAAGCAATATTCTGGAACACTATACAGATCACAGGCATCCTGGTATTAGCCACTGGTCTTTACTTAACAATCTCTTGGATCATAGGACAAGGAAATGGATGAACAAACTAAAGACATGCTAGACGTAGCCGCAGGCTCTACAGCAGTATTAACTATGGCGGCTTGGCTACCGCCTATAGCATCGCTACTGACAATCGCATGGTTAGGTATACGCATCTACGAGTCTAACACTGTGCAGAAATTAGTGCATGGTAAGAATCAGCTTGACAAACAAGACTAAATAGTGTATAATATATGAGTATTTTAAATAGTTTAATAGGGCCAGTGACAGGTCTTTTAGATAAATTCATTGAAGATAAAGATAAGAAAAATGCTATCGCCTTTGAATTAGCTACTATGGCTGAGAAGCATGCTCAAGAATTAGCTAAGGGTCAGATAGAAGTCAACAAGACTGAAGCAGCACACAAGAGTTTATTTGTTGCTGGATGGCGACCCGCAATAGGCTGGATATGTGGACTAGCCTTATTCTATTCTACTATCCTAGCTCCAATACTAGGCATCTGGTTTACTGTCCCACCTGTTGATAGCTCATTACTCACAAGTGTACTGATGGGCATGTTAGGCTTAGGTGCTATGCGTACAGTAGAGAAGACTAAGAACGTGCAGAGAGAACGATAATGATAAACTTTGGTAACTTTGACTTTTCAGATTTTGATTTTTCAAATGTTGACCCGTTTCCGTCTACTATAGATCAAGTAGAAGAAGAAACAACTTCCACACCTGCAATCAACATTGGTGGGGCGTATAATAACTGGTTTTCAAGCACAGAAGAAGGACAGCGTAGCGCGAATGTAGGCTCAGACCTTGGCAACCCCTTTTCTTTAGAAAATTTAGGCATAACTCCTGAAGAAGCCGCAGCTAATGCCGCAGAGAACAAAAGAAAAAGTGAGGAGGCGATGGCTCTTCTGACTCCAGAAGTGAGGGCGCTTATTGAAAGTTCTGATTTTACTGGCAGCATAGTGCCAGATAAAGGTGGCTCTATGGCATCTGGAGGCATCTTTGGGCAGGGAGGAAAAAGCCCGTACAGTTTAGCTGGCATGGCGGGTGGTTTTGCTAGAGAGGGCCAGTACAAGAATATTACTCAGTACAACCCTGTAGGTACAGCGCGTGAAGACATGGTTGTTTATGATGATTTAAATAGCTCCGAAGCTAAAGCTGCTAAGGCTGCTAGAGAAAAAGAAGTGGCTGATTCTCTTCAAGAGTGGACAAAACCTTTAAAAGAATTATCTAAATCAGACTCTGCTAGGTTTACTGAAGAATACAACCAGCTTCCTATAGACGCTCGTCTAGCTTATTTAAGAAACGAGTACGATCAAGGCAGTCTAACTAAGCGAGAGTATCAAGATGCTTTTGCTGAACAGTGGAACAACTCTGAGAAAGCAGAAATAGGTGTCTTACAGCATATAGAAAAGTACGGCTACCGCATAAACTCGCCAGATGCTATTGCACAGCAAGGTGGTCAAGATCAGCAAGGCGCACGAGACTGGTACGAAGCAGACAAAGTATTTGGTGGCGACAAAGGCGAGGCTGGTGACTACAGTTATTTAGGCTCGTTTAAACCTACAGTTAAAGAAACTTTTGATCCTACTAGCTTTGGTAGGGCTGTGTTATCAGACCCAATAATGCGAGGCTTTGCTGCTTTTGTGACTGGGGGAACGTCAGAAGCTGCTATTGCTGCTGGTAGGGGTTTAACAGGCGATACTTTAAAAACTGAAGATTACCTCTCCATAGCTGTACCTGCTTTAGAAATGTCAGGAATGTTGAAAGCACCTACAGCAACAACAGCAGGCAAGGGTTTGACATTAGGCAATAAAGCTTTAACTTACGACCAGTCTGTTGGTTTGTTAAACGCAGCCGCTGGGAACCCTACTGGCGCTGCTCTTCAACTTTATGGTGGAGATTTAATCAACGAAGGCTTAGATAAAGTAGGACTGGATCAAGCAGCTATTGAACGCGCTGGTATCCAGTATGATGACTTCCAAGCTGGTATAGGTAAAGTTGTCAGTGAAGTAGCTGGCGGGACAAAACTAGACAACGCTTTAGCTTCTGGCTTAGGTACTTACATTAGAGAAGGAGGCACACTAGGCTCTATTGACCTTCCTGAAACTAACATAGACTTAGGTGTTATTGAGGACGTTGTTAGAGATGTTGTACGTCCTATTGGTAAAGTAGGTACAGAGATTGCTAAGTTTGTTGAAGAAGCTGTTCCTGAAGACGTTGACAAGATTGAAGATGCAATTAGACAAGCAGGTAGAACAACTGAAGATGTTGTTAGAGCAGGCGGCAGAGCCGTAGATCAAGCTGTTATACAACCTGTAGGCGATGCTTTTTCTGCTTTAGACACTGCTGTTAGACAAGCACTACCTAGCACTAGGCTAAACGTGCCTAACTTCAACCCCAACTTAGGGCAGTTTGGTCTACAGTTTACACAAGTATCAGACACAGGCGAGCCAGCAACACAGCCTTCTGCTACACGCACAACAGATGCTTTGTTTGGTGACGAGTTGTTTAAGTTTAAAACACCAATAGAAGGCACACAAGAGCGTCTAGACTACATTGACTTAAACAGTCCTTTTGATCAGTCACAAGAATTAGAATTACAACTAACCTATCCAGATTCTACAGAGGAATCTAATGGTTTTTTTGAAGGCACAATTAATGAGCAACAACCACGGAGTTACATCTTCTAATGACTTACTTACAACTTGTTAATAGCGTATTACGCAGACTGCGGGAGGACGAAGTATCCACTGTTGGTCAGACTTCTTACTCTAAACTTATTGGTGAGTTTGTCAACGATGCTAAACGTACCGTAGAAGACGCTTACGATTGGACTGCTTTGCGTACTACACTGACTGTATCAACCACAACAGACACGTTTAACTATGTGCTGACGGGGTCACAGAACAGGATGAAGCTGCTAGATGTTATTAACGACACCTCAGACTTCTTTATGCAATACCGTGCCTCACGTTGGATGGACAATGCTTTTTTAATTGAGACACCGCCTATTGGTTCTCCACAGTTCTACAGCTTTAACGGTGTAGACGCTAACGGTGACAATGCTGTTGATGTATACCCTAAGCCTAGCGGAGTGTTTCAGCTACGTTTTAACGTGGTACTACGCACAGCAGACTTTACAGAAGACGCAGAGAACATGGCTGTACCTTCCTCGCCAGTCATCCAACTAGCTACCGCATTAGGTGCTAGAGAGCGTGGAGAGACTGGAGGCACTAGCGCAGCAGAGTTGTTTGCACTAGCAGATAATACCTTGGCTGACGCTATCGCTATTGATGCGTCACAACATCCTGAAGAAACTATCTGGTATTCGTAAATGGCACAACAATTACAGAACATTACAGTAGCTGCTCCAGGCTTTTTTGGTCTTAACACACAGGACTCTCCCGTAGGCGGTAATCCATCGTTTGCGTCTATTGCAGACAACTGTGTTATTGACCAGCTAGGCCGTATTGGTGCGCGTCAGGGCTGGGAAGCTGTCTCTACTAATGGCTCTTCTGTACTAGGGAGTAGCCGTGGTATTGAAACCATGTACGAGTTTATTGACACCTCTGGCGATAAGGTTGTACTATCAGCAGGCAACGCTAAAGTATTCAAAGGTACTACAACCTTAACAGACATTACTCCTGGTAGTTACACACCTACAGCTAACAACTGGAAAACAGTATCACTAAACAACCATGTGTATATGTTCCAGAGAGGCCATGAGCCGCTGATAGGCACAGATGAGTCAGGCTCTTTTGTTCTAGAAACAATGTCAGGACACAGCCACAGCACAGGCACTGCACCACAGGGTAACGAAGTCTTAGCAGCTTTTGGAAAACTGTGGGTAGCTGATGTTACAGGTAACAAGCACACTGTCTACTGGTCTGACACGCTTAACGGACATGCTTGGACAGGGGGTACGTCAGGCTCGTTAGATGTTACTCTAGTGTGGCCTACAGGCTTTGACGAAATAACAGCTCTAGCGGCTCACAATGGCTTCCTAATCATCTTTGGTAAGAAGTCTATACTTGTGTACTCTGGTGCATCCTCTCCTGCTTCTATGACGCTTACAGACACCATAGAAGGCGTTGGTTGTATTGCTCGTGACTCAGTACAACACACAGGCACTGACATTATATTCTTGTCAGACGCTGGTGTACGCAGCTTTGGCAGGACTATACAAGAGAAGTCTATGCCTATGCGCGACATCAGCAAGAATGTACGCACTGACTTAATGGGCTTGGTAGTTTTACAGACTAACGCTATCAAGTCTGTGTACAGTTCTGACAATGCTTTCTACTTGCTGACGCTGCCAGACAGCAACACTGTGTACTGCTTTGATATGCGAACACCTTTAGAAGATGGCTCTCACCGCGCTACTACCTGGTCTAGTATGTATCCTCTGTCGTTTGCTGTGTTAGAAGATGGTGAAATATACATTGGTATCTCTAGCGGCATAGCAGAGTACAAAGGTTTTATGGACGGTGCTGTTAAGTACGAGTTGAGATACTTTAGCAATGCTATGGACTTTGGCAACACTTCTAACCTGAAGTTCTTGAAGAAGTTTAACTTAACTATCATTGGTGGACAGAACACACCTACTACATTGAACTGGGGCTATGACTACACACAAAGCTACACTAAACAAGCGTTTACATTCGGCTCTAGCAACATTGGTGAGTATGGTGTTTCTGAGTATAACACTACAGCAGAGTACACCTCCTCTATTCTAATCAACACGCCAAAGGTCAATACCAGCGGCAGTGGTGAGGTAGTAACTATTGGTATCGAAGCAGAAGTAAACGGTGCTGCATTTTCTATTCAAAAAATTGACATACACGCTCTATTAGGGAGACTTATCTAATGTCTGATTATACAAAGACAACTAACTTTGCTACAAAGGATTCTCTTCCTTCTGGTAATGCTGCTAAGATTGTGAGAGGCACAGAGATTGACACTGAATACAATAACATTGCGACAGCAGTGGCTACTAAAGCTAACTCTGCTAGTCCTACTTTTACTGGTACTGTTACAGCCGCTACCGTAAACGTCACAGGCACACTGACGGCTGATACAATTACTGGAGGATCGTACTAATGGTTATGTTAAAGGATCAGATGTTTCGTCAGCCTACGATGTTTGCTGGTGGTACTGCTAACCGACTTAACGACCCACGCACTGCTATAGCTGCTGCACAGCCCTACGGAGCCACAGGCTTTGACACTACACTGCCTACACAGGCTCCTGTAGCTGCTCCTACCACTGTAGGACTTACTGGCATACCTTCTGCACCTAGCTCAGTAGGCGCTGGTGAGGTTGCTTTAGGTGGCGTTCTAGGTGGTCTATTGGGAGGTGGTATAGACTTACAAAATGTTCTAGGCACTGCTGGACAGGCTTATCTAGGTCAAGAAGCTATCTCTGCTCCTTACGAGGTAGGTCGTGCTGGTTTAGAGATGGCAGAGCAGGTAGGACAGCGTGGTGCAGAAACAGCAGCATTTAGACCCTACACTGTCACTAGTAACCTGGCTCGTGTTGGCACAGACCCCTCTGGTGGCTTTACTACACAACTAAGCCCAGAGCAACAGGCTCTACAGAATCAAATCATGGGACAAGCTGGTGGGTTCTTTAGTCAACTACAGGCTGACCCTGCTGCTGTACAGGCTGGCATCTACGAAGACCTTAGAGCCACACAGCGTCCTGAAGAGGAACGTCAGCGTCTAGCGTTAGAAGAGCGTATGCTGTCACAAGGTCGTTTAGGACTATCCTCTGCTGCCTATGGCGGTGCTTCTCCTGAGCTACTGGCTATGGAGACTGCC